GGAGTTTATAGATATTAAGGCTGTATCAAAATCACGAACTAATCAAGATGGCTCCAAGAAAAAGAAAAAGCGCAAAAAAAGCTCCTCCCGCTAGACCTTTAAGTGCCACTACTGTAAAAACCCTTAAAGCCAAAGCCAAAAAATCAAGATTCACTTTGAGACAGCTGAAAGCTGTTTATAGAAGAGGTCAGGGGGCATACTTGTCTGGTGGATCAAGAAATGTCGCTATGGGTGCGTGGGCTATGGGCAGAGTAAATAGTTTTATAACTGGCGATGGTGGAGCTAGAAAAGCTGATGCTGATTTAATGAGCAAGAGGAAAAAGAAAAAATGAGACTAACTACAAAACAAAAAAACACTCTTAAAAAACATCAGCAAACGCATGGTCATACAAATGCCCATATGGAGTATATGAAACGTAAGATGAGAGAAGGAATGTCATTTACAGAGGCGCATAGATTAGCAATGAGAAAGAAAGGAAAATGAGTGATCCCAGACTTAAAAGATTTGGATTATCTGGTTTTAATAAACCAAAGAGAACTCCTTCACATCCAACAAAATCACATGTTGTCTTAGCCAAAGTAGGCGATAAGGTCAAACTAATTCGCTTTGGTATGCAAGGTGCAAAGAATAAACCACCAAGAAAAGGAGAATCTGATGCAGATAAAGCAAAACGCAAAAGTTTTAAGGCTAGACACGCTAAAAATATTAAAAAGGGCAAAATGTCAGCAGCATATTGGGCTAATGTAGAGAAATGGAGCTAACATTGTGAATAATTGTTAATTAAATTATGGCAGAAGAACCAATCAAACCAAATCCCTCACCTCAAGAAGTCGAAGCTTTAAAAGAAAGCGTTAGAAAGTTGGAAGCTAATAACAAAGCATTGATGGAGCAATATGGAAAAGCAATGGATAAAGCAAAAGCAATTCCTGATGATGTAGATGTTAATGCTCTAATTGCATTTAAACAACAGAAAGAACAAGAAGAGCTTGAAGCTAAAGGAAGATACGAAGAAGCTATTGCAAAACAAGCGCAGCAATTCCGAGAGGCAGAAGCAATGCAAAAGCAACAAATTGAAAAATTAATGGCAGAGAAAAGACAATTAGAAATTGAAGCTCCAGCTGTAACAGCTTTGGCTGATGTGGTACATGATCCTAAATATGCTCTTAGTCAAATAAAAAGAGAACAATTAGAAAGAGAGGCTGATGGAACAGTTGTAGTTGTAGATGGATATAATAGAACTCCTGTTAAGGAGTGGGCATTGTCTAATATTCCTACATGGGCGCAAAAATACCCAAGACCTCAAGGCAGTGGAGCTACTACTTCAAGAGTGCAAACAGAATATCTTAAGGCTGGTGAAAAGAATCCTTTTGCTCAAGAAAGTTTTAACCTTACTGAGCAAGGCAGACTGGCAAAATATAATGTAGAAAAATTTAATATGCTCAAAAATGCAGTTAAGGGTTAATATAGAAACATCTACTGTGCGGTAGTAGGGTGTGCGCCCGAAAGAAAAAAATAATTTTTTAAATAAATGGCTACAGTCCGTAGTGATTTAATTGTTCCAGAAGTTTTCTCGCCCTACTTAGTAGAGGCCACTACTCAAACAGATTCTTTTCTGCAAAGTGGTGTTGTGCAACCTTTGGCTGAATTAAATCTATCTGCTGATAGAGGGGGCGATTTTGTTCGCATACCTTTTTATAAGGCAAATTTATCTGGAGACTTTGAAGTTCTTACAGATTCAACTTCATTAACACCTTCAAAAATTTCAGCTGATAATCAAATAGCAGCTGTTCTTCATAGAGGTAGAGCTTTCAGTTCGCGTGATTTAGCTGCATTAGCAGTTGGTAACAGTACTGATCCAATGGCTGCTATTGCTCAAAAGACGGCAGCATACATTAATAATCAAAAACAAAAGGATTTGTATGCCTGCTTGACTGGTGCTTTTGGTTCATTAAATAACAACGATAGTAATTCAGCATTGTTTGAATTAACTATTGATAGTGAAAATGGTGATACACCTACTGCATTAGCTCCTAGACACGTTGCAAAGGCTCAGTCTTTATTAGGTGATCAAGGTTCTAAGCTTACATCAATCGCAATGCACAGTAAGTGCTACTACGATTTGGTAGAAAGAAATGCAGTTGATTTTGTTGCTGCTACTGATATTAATGGCGGTGGTGCTACTGCTTCAGGTGGAACAATCCAAGGGGCCTTTGAAAATCCAAATTTTGGTCAATTCATGGGACTTAATGTAATAGTTTCAGATGATATTCCAACTGCAGGAACTGGAGCTTCCACTGAGTACAGCGTTTTCATGTTTTCTCAAGGATCTGTCGTAACTGGCGAACAGGCTCCAATAAGGACACAAACTGATAGAGATATTCTTGCTTTAGAAGAAGCAATGGCAATTGATTTGCATTATATTTATCACCCTGTAGGGCTTAAATATAACGTAACTACAGTTAATCCAACAAGATCAGTTCTTGAAACAGTAGGCTCTTGGTCGAAAGTTTACGAAACAAAAAATATAGGGATTGTACGCGCTACCGTTGTTTCAAACAACGATTAACCGAAAACCCTTGCTATAACTAGGATTTTTAAATCATGGCTACTCTTTTTGAGTTACAGAATCCAGCTTTCGGTCAATTAACTAAAACTAAAGTTATTAAGACTGAAAATGGAGCGCACACATTAACAACTGCTGAAATGATTGAAGGCATTGTTGATGGAACTCCAACAGGAAACAGAGCAGTAACAACACCTACCGCAGCAGCTATAATATCTGCTTTAGGCACTCAAGGTGGGGTCGGTCAAACTTTTGAATTAACGATTGTCAACAAGGCAACCTCAACTCATAAGTTTACTTTGACTGCTGGTTCTGGAGTCACTATTGTTGGTGATGCTGATGTTGCAGCTGCTAGTTCTGGTACTTTCTTAGTGAGAGTAACAAGTTCTACTGCTGTAAGTGCATTTAGAAAATAAATGAGCATCGCAACTTTTAGGCGATTAAGAGAACGTGAGGCTGCTAAAAAAGTGGCCTCTATTTCTAATGTAAAAAAAACACCGTCAAAAAATAAAAAATCTGTTCATTCAGCAATGAAACAGCAAGCTAAAAAATTAAAGTAATGGCAATTTCCATAGTGGCTACAGTAGGGAGTGCTTCAGCTAACAGCTATGTCACATTAGATCAAGCACAAGCCTTTATTGATGGGCTAACTGAATCTGATGATGTTGTAGCGTGGGGGACAAGTACTACGGACCAAAAAAACAGAGCTTTATTTACAAGCACTCAGAGAATTGATCGTGAAAACTTTCAAGGGTCTAGGGTAAATAAAACACAAGCTTTACAGTGGCCCAGAAGCGGGGTTCGTGTACCTGATCAGCACAATCATTTATATTCAATAAGTTTTCCCTATAGAATTATTGATGATTATTATACAGATACTGAGATTCCAGAAAGAGTAAAGCATGCTCAGATTCATCTTGCAGTTTATTTAAATAACAACAAAGACGGTTTAGGATTAAGTGGTTTAGAAGATTTTCAATCGTTAAGTCTTGGTGATATAAATATAACTCCTAACTTTTATGGCAGAACTGGTGTTGATCGTATTCCTCCGATTGTGGATCAATATCTAAATGGTATTAGAATAGGGGGGTCAGCAAATTTACCAATTAAGAGGTCTTAAAATGGCATATGAATATCCAGCAGCTACTATCATCAATGACACAAGCACTGTTTCAGGTAGATTCGGAAAAATTGTAGCATTAAATGATACTGTAATAGCAACACTTGTCGCTGAAAATATAGATGGAGATTTAACGGCTTTAAATCTTAATGCAACAGGTGAAATATGCGGGATTATTACTAGTATTACTTTAACTAGCGGAACTGTTATTGCTTATAGATTATGAGCATAGCAAAAGGAGCCATAAGAGGTATTTCTGCTGCAATGAAAGCAGCGGGTGGGGCTATCATTTACCGAAGAGTAACTACAGGCATATATAATTCTGTTAACGGAAGTGTTAGTGAAGTAAAGACAGATATTTCTTTAAAAGGAATTGTTAGTAATGTATCAAGATCAGAAGTAAGTGATTTAATATCTGCACAAGACAAAAGAGTAAGGATATCTGCTGGTGATATAGATTTTACTCCTACGACTTTTGATAGAGTAGTTATCAATAATATTGAATATAAGATTATTCAAATTAATACCACTGAGCAAGACAATACAAATATAGCTTTTAATCTTTTTCTTAGGTAATTATGACTAGACAAATAAAAATTACTGAGATCCCTAATGTTATGGAAGATGCTGTTACATTTCTTGTCGCAGCTACTACGGCTGAATGGACTGCAAGAGTAAAAAAGGCTACACCAGTAAGAGTTGTTTATAAAGGCGAACCAAAAGGAGGAAGCGATTTAAGAAGAGCATGGCAAACAGATATCAAACCAACAAAAGGATTAATTAGCAATAATTTACCTTATGCAGAGCCTGTATGTTATGGAACTAACTTACCACCATCATGGAACAACCAATATAGAACGAGGCAAAATACTGTTGCTGGATTTCCTGAATTAATAGGAAAAGAATTACAGCAATGGGCTTTAGATGAGTATGAGAAAATAAAAAGAAAATTGTAAAATGACTGCTATCAATCTAAATACAGTTAGAGGAACTATTGAAAAACGTCTTGTTGATGAATTTCGTAATGGGCCTGTCATCCCTTTAGTTTTTAACAACGTGCCATTTGATGATTCAATAAATGACGAATATATTCAATGTGTTACTAACTTTGGAACAAATGAATATTTAACTCAGCAAACCACAGGAAGCGCAACAAATTTAATTGTAGGTCTTATAACACTTGATATCTTTACAAATCAGGGTATAGGAGCAGGATCGAATTTTGTAATTGCAAATAGAATTAGAAATTTATTCAACAGAATTACAGTTAAAGGTGTTCGCTTTGATCCTCCTATAGGGCCAGAAATATTTCAATCAGGAATTGAAGGTAAATTTCAAACTCAAATGAGAGTATCATTTGAAATATATGAAACGATTTAATTAAATGGAATTTACAGAAGAAATGTTAGATGCAATCGAAGCTGTAAAAGGTTCTAGAGATCCAGTTAAGTGGGATCCTAGATGCAGAGCATATATGCGTGAACAGCAAAAAATTAAAAAAGATGTAAAAACTACCGAAAAAGGTTAATATAAACGTAGATATTTTTTTTTTGATATGGCTGCTCTTAAAGGTGATGACGGAAAAGTGCAATTTGAGAAAGATGGCGGTACTCTTGCGTTAATAACTGGTACTAAATCATGGTCATTATCAATTGCTAAGGACACTATTGAAACTACAGTTCAAGGTAATGCTTCAAAAAGTTTTGTTGGTGGTTTAATTTCTGGTGAAGGTTCGGCTACTTTGATTTATGACAATGCGGGGAACACTGCTTACTTATCTTTTATTGAGGATGTTTTAACTTCAGATGATAATGCTAATGCAAAATTTGAACTTTATCCTGATAAAGATGCAGCGAAAAAGTTAGAATTTACTGGAATTATTACAGGCGGTGAATTTGGAGCAGAATTAGGATCACTTCAAGAAGTAACTATAAACTTTATTACATCTGGAAATATAGTATCAACCCTCTAAAGTAAAAATATATCTTATATAACCTATGGCAGGACAAAGAACTCTAGACATTCTTAAGAACTCTTTTGATCTTAGTAAAAGAAGAAAATTTGACGTAAAAGACAATGATGGAAATGTTGTTGTTAGCTTATACTTTAAGGCCATAACAAGGGCAGATAGAGCCAGAGCAACACAAAGGGCGGGCAGTGATGATCCATTGCTGGTTTCTACCCACATGCTTTGTCAATTAGCAGAAAATGAAGATGGGACGAAAGCTTTTGACCCAGCAGAGGTGGTAAATTTACAAAACGATTTACCAGAAAATGTTCTTAATGAAATAGAGCTTTTCTTGTTTGGTTTAAACAAAGATGCAACAATTGAAAACGCAAAGGAATCTTAAAGGGGGATAACTGGCTAAACTTTGAGTTTTTCCTAGCAACAGAATTAAGTAAGACAGTAAGTGAGTTAAGACAACAATTAACTGAAGAAGAGATGATTTTTTTTGCTGGATATTATGAGTTAAAATATGATAGAGAAAAGAAACAGGCAGATGCTATTAGAAGAAAATCAAAGTATAGTTAAAGGAGTTGTTGTTTAATCGTGGCAGTTTCAAATGTAGAGTTAAGAGTTGGAGCCACTCAAGCAATCACAGCATTAAAGAATGTAAATACTCAGGCGCAAAAATTTAACCAGACTGTAAACGGAACAAATAGCAAATTAAAAGATGCTAATAAGACTTTACCAATAGTTTCCAAAAACTTTTTCGGTAGTGGCGCAGCAGCAAAAGGGGCAGCAATAAGTTTTAGAAGTGCTGGGACTGCATTAGCTACAGCTTTAGGGCCATTTGCTGCTGGACTTACTGTAGTTGCTGCACTTACAAAAACATTTCAAAGCTTATCCGCCCAAGACTTTGCCATTGCAAGAGTAAGGACTCTTGGAGTAAATGTTGAAACTCTTAGACCACAACTTGCAAGCTTATCAAATGAGCTTAGTGGTCAAGTATCACAGCTTTCATTATTAGAGGCATCTTATGATCTAGCATCTGCTGGTTTTGCTGAAACTGCTGAGATTACAAATATTTTAAAAGCAGCCCAGTTAGGTGCTACTGGTGGATTTTCTGATTTGCAAACTGTTACTGATGCAACAACATCTGTTTTAAATGCTTATGGCTTAGAGGCTGATAAAGCTGCAAAAATAGTTGACGGATTCGCACAGACGCAAGCTGATGGTAAAATTGTTGTAGATCAATATGCAAAGCAGATAGGTCGTATTGCGCCAATAGCTGCTGGTGCTGGTGTAAGTATAGATGAATTAAATGCTGCGATTTCTGCTGTCACTGCAACTGGTGTTCCTGTTGAATCAACCTTTGCTGGACTCAGACAAGTTCTTGCTTCAATACAGAAGCCCACTAGTGAAGCGTCTAAAGTAGCAGAAAAACTTGGTATTGATTTTAGTGCTGCTGCATTAAAGTCAAAAGGATTCAGCGGAGTTTTAGAGGATATTGTTGCAAATGGTGGAGCGAGTGCAGACAACTTATCTAAATTATTTGGAAGTGTAGAGGCTCTTACAGCAATACAGCCTCTATTAAATGATGAATTAGTCAAGTTTAATCAGGCTCTAGAAAATCAAGCTAATGCACAGGGTAGGGCTGCCCAAGACGCTTTTACAGCAACTAATACAATTCAGGGTCAACTGACAAGATTAAGCTCTGCATTTACAAATATAACGACAGAAGGTTCTGAATTTGGAATAGTTATAAGAGAAGTTTTAAAAGTAACTGCTGTTACTGTTGAAGCTTTAGGAGTTGCTATCAAGGCTCTTTTTACACCTACTAGACAGCTTTTTGCTTTAATTGGTCAGATAGGAAAAGTAATAGCTGATGCAATAGGAATTGATGCAACAAAAACTTTATTTAATTTAGAGCAAGGGTGGATACGAATAAAAGAAGCGGTTTCAGAAAGTTCAGAACAAGCTATCTTTTTTGCTCAGGTTGTTGGTGGTGTAATAGGTAAAATAGTTGTTGCAATTGCTAAAACTGCAACTGGGATAAGGGATACAATCACTGGTCTAGTAGATGGTGTCGTTACTTTTATTAGAGACAAAATAAACCAGCTAATTGAAAATATTCCAGAACCCATAAAAAAATTATTAGGAGGGCTTGAAATACCAAAACTTGATTTAGATGTAAAAATACCAAAATTGCAAAATGCTTTTAAAGGTTTAAAAGAAAAAGTTGATGAATTAAAAAATGGAATTATTGAATTTAGTGGAGTTGAAAAGCAAATAACTGAAGAAAATAATAAACAACTTGATGCAAAAAATAAAATTGTAGAAACTAATGGAAAAATAAAAACTACTGTTGATGAGATTACAGACGCAGAAAAAAAAGCTAAAGAAGAAGCAGATAAATTAAAAGCTAAATTTACGAAAATAGGTGAGGATATTGAAAAGGGTATTGTTCAGAATCTTACAGACGCGGTAGATGGTACAAAAACACTTGCAGATGCAGCAATAAGCACACTGAATAAGTTAAAACGAAAGTTGATTGAAGTAGCTATTGAAAAGGCAGTAGCTGGTATTGGAGGTCCGATTGGTAGCTTTTTGGGTAAAGTTTTTGGCGGTTTCAGAGCGTCAGGAGGTCCAGTAGCAGCTAATAAATCTTTTATCGTGGGCGAAAAAGGACCAGAGATTTTGACAATGGGTTCTAGAGGTGGATTTATTACACCAAATAACAAAATTGGTGGAGCAGGAACGACTAATAATATTGTGGTAAACGTAGACGCTGGCGGGACCTCAGTACAAGGTGACGGATCTAGCGCAGATGCACTTGGACAACTTATTGGAGCCATAGTCCAAAGAACATTAATAGAAGAATCACGAAGTGGAGGTCTTTTAAATAGATAATGGCAACATTTCCTTTAATCCAGCCAACATACGGCACAAGAAAAAACAGTACTCCTAATGTAAGAGTTACGAGACTGGGTGATGGATACGAGTTCCGCGCTCTATTCGGCTTGCCACAAAATCAAGATCCCAAAATATACGATTTAACTTTTAATGTCACAGAGGTCGAAGCAGACGTAATAGAAGCCTTTCTAAGGAGCCGTGTAGCAGATCAGGCTAGTTTTACATTTACACCACCAGCTGAGGGATTCAGCAACAAAGGAGGAACATTTATTCAATCAAATGGGGCTGGTGCTACAGGTAAAATTGTTACCGTATCTTGTACAAACCATGGAGTAGCGATTGGCGATACAATTTCTGTTACTGCAAACAGTGGAGGTTTAGCTAACGGTGATTATGTTGTAAGTGCTGCTGCGAATCAAAATACATTTACTATAAATTCTGCTGCAAACGCACATGTCACAAGCCAAACTTCTATAACATTTGATTTATCTGGAGCTGGCAAATTTGTGTGTGAACAGTGGTCAAAATCTATTCCATTTAGGAACAGAGCTGTAATTAACTGTAGTTTTAGGGAAGTTTTTGAACCATGACTACAAATCCTATATCTGATTTACAAAAACTAACTAACAAATCAATCATAGAACTTTTTTCTATTGAGTTAAAGCCTGATATTCATTACACAAAAAAATCATTTGATACAACTTACCAGCAATCAGCAGAAACAATTACTGTAGCTTTAGCGACTGCATTTCTTGAGTTTTCTGTGGGGGATCTGATTAATCTAGAATTTTCTGTAGCACCAGAAGCTCCTACAGTTCCTGTTGCAATTAGCGGTATATATACCGTAGATACAGTTACATCAAGTAATTTCACTGTCAAAGCATTGAACACTCTAGCTACTGCGGGTCGTGTTAAAGGAATCGCTAACGCGAAAATAATTAACTCACAAAGACAACCAACAATTTTTTTATTTCACAGCGGTGTAAATATCAAGAATAAATCAGACATAATCTGGCAAAATAATAAATATACTAAAATGCCGTGTGAAGCGAGTGGTTTTAAATATTCTGGTAAAGGGACACTGCCTAGACCTACGATTACATTTTCTAATCTTCTAGGTAGTATTAGTTCAATAATTGCAGATACAAATTTAATTACACCTTTCATTGATATGCAAACTGCAAAAGTAACTAGAATTAGAACTTTAGCAAAATTTCTTGATGCAGAAAATTTTCCTTCAAATATAAATCCTTTCGGGACACCTGACCCACTTACAGAGATGCCAAGAGAGGTATATTTCATTGACAAAAAAAGCTTAGAGAATAGAGATGTTGTACAGTTTGAATTAGTTAGCAGTTTTGATTTAAGTGGTGTTGGCGCACCTAAAAAACTGGTATCCCGCGCAGACTTCATAGGTGTTGGAACTTTTGTAAATTTTTAGTATGACTTGGAAAGAATCTTTTAAAATTTATGCAAAACAAGAGGCACCCTTTGAGGCTTGCGGTCTGGTAGCTGTTATTAAAGGTGAGGAAAAATTTTGGCCTTGTAAAAATTTAGCTAAAGAAAAAAAAGATTTTTTTATACTAGACCCTGACGACTGGGTAGAGTGTGAAGATTTAGCAGATGAGATAGTCGGTGTAGTGCATAGTCATCCAGAAATACCAGCAGAACCATCAAGGGCAGATATAGCATCATGTGAGCATATTGGTTTTCCATATTTTATTTATAGTATTGTTCAAGATAGTTGGATTTCAGTGGAACCAGAAAATTGGAAAAATTTACAAGCAGGGAGAGCATGAAATGGAATTAAGAAAAATAAAAGTTTATGGTAAGTTGAGAAAATTATTAGGGGAAAATAGTTTTGAAGCTGCTGTTAATTCACCTAAACAAGCTTTTGATTTTTTAAGAGCAAACTTTGAGGAGTTTGATCAACACATGAATCAACAACTATATCAGGTGAAAATGGGTGGACGTGTTGTAACTCAAGATGAAATATCATTTTTAGGTCAAGGGGATATACAAATAGTGCCTGTCGCTGTTGGTTCAGGTTTGTTTGATTTTATAGAAGATTTTTTTGAGTTTGTTTTTGATAACGCAATACCATTTGTAACTGCTTTTTTCACAGGAGGTTTTAGTCTTCTTGCTACGGTGGCTGGTATAACTCTTGCAACAGATGTATTAAGTAATAATCGACCAGCAACATCTCGAAGTTCAGTCGGTGATACAGATCCAAATATAAGAGGTTCTTATGCGTTTAACGGCATACAAAATGTCAGCACTAGTGGAATACCAATACCAATAATATATGGATATGTCTATAGCGGATCAATTCTGGTCAGCTCAGGCGTTGATTCTGCCCAGATAGTTCCAGTTTTAACTGATACAGGTACTTATGGACAATCTGGAAATATAGTTACTATATATATTGATAATCATGGTATAAAAAATGGCGAGAGTGTTCGTTTAGATTGGCTTACAGGACCTTTAGCTGGTTCAAATGTAGATGACGGAGGAAGATTTGGAGTTCAAGATGCTACTACAGATACTTTTAAAACTTCTCTTGGTATGTGGAGTAATAAAAATTATGCAAATTCAGTAAACAATACTGTTAAAATTAATGCAAGACATCAAGATTAATTCATTATGGTTAAATTAATTGATGATGAATTATTTGGGAGAGAACCTGACAGCAGAGTATTAGATATTCAACTAATAGAAGGTAGTTTAAGAAGTAAACAATTTGCAACAATTATAGATCTGTTAGGATATGGCGAAATTGAAGGGTTTAGAAGTCCAGAAAATACAAACCCAGATACGACAGATTCTTTAAATATTGGAAGAGATATTTTTTTAGATAATACACCCTTGGTGAATCCGAGTGGAGATCCTAATTTTGATGATGTAGAGGTTTTCTTCAGAAATGGAACTACTGATCAAGATCCCCTTAGCACATTTGATACTTTTGGGCCTGACCGAGTAGAAAATACAATACCTGTTGGAGTTGAAGTAGAAAAAAATACATCTGTTTCAAGATCAATAACAGGTGTTCAAGATGCAAGTGGTAATGAACTAATAAAACTTATAAGAGTATCTATACAGATTCCATCTTTGCTGAAATTTACAAATGAAGGCGATATACGCGGTACGGAAGTAAAAATATCAATACGTATTACAGAAAATAATGGAACTGTACATAACCCAGTCGTAGAAGATTCTATAAAAGGTAAAGCACAAAGTCCTTATGTAAAAGATTATGAAATCCTTTTAGAAAGTAATAATCTGGATTTTCCTTTAACAGTCACAGTTATAAGAAATACAGAGGATAGCACAGATAATAAGTTGGCAAATAAAACTATTTTTTTATCGTTAACAACAATAATTACAGAACCACAAGCATATAAAGGCTTTGCTTATGTTGCATTAAGATTTAATGCACAATCTTTCCCATCCTTCCCTAAAAGGATGTACAGGATCAAGGGAACAAGGATCAAGATACCGCATAATGCGGAAGTAGATTTAGATAATGGAGCTATTACCTACAGTGGTACTTTTAATGGGACTTTCAAAGCTGACAAAGAATGGAGCGCAGATCCCGCATGGATTTTATATGACTTATTAACAACAGATAAAGGTTTTGGTGGTCCAGAGGGTGTTATACCTGAAGATTCATTAGATGTGTTTTCTTTTTTCCAAGCATCTAAATATGCAAGTGAAATAATTACAGATCCGATAACAGGTATAGACGAACCAAGATTCAGTTGCAATGTAATTTTAAATACAAGGCAAGATGCGTACACTCTGATAAATGATTTGTGTAGCGTTATGAGAGCAACCGCATTTTATAGTGCTGGGTCGCTTGTTATTAATCAAGACAGGCCAACGAATACAACTACAAATACATCAACACCAGAATATGTATTCAATAATTCTAATGTAGGAAGGGATGGTTTTACATATAAACAAGTAGGAGATAAGACAAAATTTACAGAGGTAGAAGTTTCTTATTTTGATAATGACACTCAGACACTAGATTTTGAGTTTGTTGATACAAATAAAATACCAGCCTTATCTGGATATATTGATAAATTTGGCAGAATACGAAAGACCATTAAAAGTTTTGCATGTACTTCTAGAGGTCAAGCAAATAGATTAGGTAGATGGTTCTTATATACAAACTTAAAAGAATTAGAAGTAGTTACTTTTTCAACAACTCTAGAAGCTGGTGTTGTTGTAAGACCATCTATGGTTATTGGCATAGCTGATACTTTAAAACAAGGAATTAGAATGGGAGGGCGCATTGCTGGTCTTAGTAGTTCTGCAGGCAACTCAGATATTGATGAAATAATTTCAGACGGTGATATACCAGCATTGTCATCGGGACTCAACACAATACATGTTGTAATGCCATCTGCTGCTGCTGTTTCTTCTGACTCAGAAAACAAACAAATAACACTGACACGAAATATAGTATCAATATCTGGCAGAAAAATTACATTAGATGGCAAAATCAATCCACAAGGCATTTCACCAAATATCGGCACAGTTTATTCAATAACCAGCGCAGCCGTACCAATACAGCTCTATCGCGTAGTTGGGATTGAAGAAAATAATGATTTTGAATATACTATTTCAGCTATAATTCATGATCCGCTTAAGTACGGAGAGATAGAACGACTAGACACACCCCCTGAGCCAAGAACAATAAATACTCTTATCGGTCAAGTTTCATCTCCAAAAAATGCTACCGTCACAGAGGAGATAGTTTCGTTAAGAGATCGAGCTGTATCTAGATTAACAGTAGCTTGGGAGCCAGAAATAGGAGTAAGTGAATATTTACTTGAATATCAATTTACTGATCCTAAATTAGAAATAGCAGACAATCCACAAAGTGTAAGAGTGTCAGCACCTACTTTTGAGTTTTACGATGAACTTGCGAGACTTGGTGTATATCAATTTGTTATCAAATCATTTAACTCTTTAGGAAGAATAAGTTCAGATTCTACAAAAGTGTTTTTTGCAACTTCTGGAAAAACTGCAAATCCCGCACCAATACAGAATTTAACATTTGAACCAATTGACGAAAGAAATATAAGACTACGTTTTGATAAGCCTACAGATCCTGACGTGGTGCATGGTGGACGAATTTTGATCAATTATTCTTTTAATCATCAAGGCAAAGGATTATTCTCACAATCAAATTTTTTACAAGCAGTCGCTGGAAACTCAACAGAGGCAATAGTGCCACATCCGTGGCAAGGTGAATATATTTTGAAAACTGAAGATGATGGAGGAAGGCAAAGTATTGAGGAGACATCTGTCATTGTTAATCGTCCTGCGCGTTACAAACTCAAATTAATAGAAAATCAAGAACAAAATAACAATCCTAAGTTTGGCGGTGTGAAAAAAAATTGCGCTTTCAATACTACAAAAAATGGATTAGTTTCAGATGAAACTGTTACCAGTGGATTTTATGTTTTTGCCTCTGCTTTAGATGTTGGCTCAATACAGCCAGTGCGACTAAAAAGCATTTTGAAAACTAGTTCATATTACCCAAGTGCTATATTCAGTACTAGAACTTTAGCTATTGATAAATGGTTTGAGTTTGACGGGACTGACGATCAAGCCGTCAACACAAACGCAAAATTATTAGTCTCACAAACTGATCAAGACCCAAATGCTTCGACTGCTGTAACTTATGGTATGTCAACTGGCCTTACAGAAATTAATAAAACTAATCATGGTTTAAAAGTTGGTGATAATGTTTTTATTACTTTCACGAGTGGTTTTGCTCAGAATAAAAATATTGATCATGATTTTTTAGTTCACAGTTTAGGTTTTAGAGCAAGCACTGGTAAATTTGATGATCCTGATAAATTTGTAGTAGTCACACCACAACCAGAAATCGGTAATATAATTTTTCAGTCTGGTAATGCAAATTTAAGTAACAAATTTACTCCATTCGATGAATTTATTAACGGAGACTTTACTGCAAGAGGTTTCAAATTCAAATGTATTTTTGAAATTTCAGATCCTGCACAATCGATAATAATTGAAGAGCTTGGGTTTTTGGCTGGTTTAGACGGGAGAACAGAAACAAGTATTGAAAACACATCTTCAACAAATGGCAGATTCACTTCAAGCAGTACGACTAGCACTACTGTTACTTTTGAAGAGCCATTTTTTACTGGTGTTAATGGATTAGATGTAGCAGCAAACAGTGCAAAGCCAGCAGTTAGTGTCTCAGTAGAAAATGCTCAGGGTGGAGACTTTGTAGAGATAACAAATATTACAAGTACAAATTTCACAGTCAATATAAAAAACAGAGATACAAGCGGTAACGACAGTTTAGTTGTGAGAAACTTTAAATATATTGCTAGGGGTTTTGGACGTACATACTAAATTACAAGTAATATAAGGTAAATAAAAAAAACAACTATGTCTCAAGATAATACAAACAACTATGTTATTTCTGATGTTTCTGGGGCTTTAGTAAGACAAGCAATCAATACAACTCTGCAAGCTATCGCGACAAACAACTCAGGCGGTACACCCCCAGCAGCTAACGACCATCAATGGTTTGCAAATACAGCTACGAATAGATTGACGTATAAAGATGCAACTACAGGCAACAACGCTAATACTAATTATTTCAATCTTGCAAAACTTGACGGAGGACTTTTTTTAGATAAACCCAGCACTTTTGAAACTGATGTGATTTTTCAAGGTGATAATGGTAGTTCCAGTTTTCAGATCGTTTATGATTCAAGCGCAAACAGTACCAAAGGAGCGTTGATTGTAAAAGACGAGACAAGAATCTCAATTGGTACAGCTGAAGATTTTATAATGACTCGTGTTTTGGGTATTATATTTTTGGCAGCTAACTCAAATTCAAGAGTTAGTATTTCAGGAGGAACAACAAACGCTTCAGGAATCCCAGTATATGAAGTTCGAGCAAGACCAATAGGAGGTGGCACTCTTGAGACATGTTATGAAGCATATTTAAACGGAGGCCAGCATTTGTTTTTTGATGCTGCTGAAAAATTAAAAACTACAGCCAATGGGATTACGGTTACTGGTTCAGTTACAACACAAGACATAAACATGTCGAATCTTGATGGAAGTCCGAATGAAGTTGATAATACGAAAGGAAGTTGGTCAATACAAGAAGGAGAAGACGATCTATTTTTAATTAACAAACTTAACGGTAAAAAATATAAATTTAATGTAACCGAAGTAACTTAAGCTATTCTGTATATAAATTAGTTTTTTTATGTCAATTACAATAACTTGGGAAATAAATAAAGAATGGTGCGTAAGAGATGAGTCAGATGGTTTTTTTCGGGAAGTTGTTTACAGAGTAAAAGGTTTGGACGACAACGAAGAAAAAACTAGACGTACAGGAAAGATTGACTTTGATAAGCCAGAATCTTTACCTTCTGAGTTCATACCATATAACGAAGGCAGCGGAAGTCCAAATCAAGCGACTATGATTAGTTGGGTCAAAAATTATATTGGAGCAGATATGGTAAAACAGATTGAAACTAATATAACTAATGAAATAAATTTAAAAAAAGAACCAAAACAAGTTCAAGGAACCGCTTTCTAGTAATTATGGCTAATTCAGATTCAAGATTTGTCTACACAAATGACGAAGGTATTTTGGTAATTGTGATTCCCTCTGATAATTCAAAATATACCTTAGAAGAAATTAAAGAAAAAGATTGTCCGAAAGATCGCCCAGTATATACTGTAAATAAAAGCAGTATTCCAACTGATAGAAGTTTTAGAAATGCTTGGACTTATACGGAGTAAATCATGGGTTTTGGAATAGACATGGCAAAAGCTAAAGAAATTCATCGGGAAAATATTCGTAGAGCGCGAAAACCAAAATTAGCAGAATTAGATATTGAATTTCAAAGAGCCATTGAAACAACTCAAGATACGTCAGCAATCATCACAAAAAAACAAGCTTTAAGAGATGCTCCAGCTGCATCAGATATTGAATCTGCAAGCGATATTACAGCACTTAAAAATCAATGGAAAACTGATATACTTGGAACATCACCCTATAAATAAATGCCAAACGCTCCAGCAGTTTTTGATTTCGAGGTTAATAGGAGATCAACAGTTCCTCTTGAAATCCAATTTAAAACAGATGGGAATCCAGTTAACATATCAGGTTACACCTTTGCTGGATCCGTATTTGATAAGGAAAGAAAAACTAATTTTGCAAATTTTTCAGTGGAATATGTTAACAGAAGTATAGGAAAATTAAAATTTAAATTAACACCAACACAGACCGAAGGTTTTACATTAAACGAATTAGAGTACGACATAAAATACAAACAACCAAACAATGATGAATTTTATTTACTAGAAGGTACAATATTTGTCAGCGAAGGCTATACGGTAATATCATGACTTCAGTAAATATAAGCACAACAAAAAATACTGTTGAAGTTATTGATGCGACTACAAATGTTATTGAAGTTTCTACAACTGGTCCTCAAGGTCCTGCTTTTGCTATAGATTTGAATCATGTAGACAAAGTAAATAATTCAATAATGTACTACGAAGCAACTAGTGATACACTTAAGTTAGATAATACCGTTACTGTTGAAAAGCTTGTGGACGGTGGCAATTTTTGATTTATTAAACTATGGCTAACACAATCAGAATTAAGCGTTCAACTGGTAATGACGCACCAACAAGTTTAGCAAATGCGGAATTAGCTTTTGCCGAAGGTAGTAAAAAACTTTTTATTGGTATTGGTACAGGTGGTGATGGTGGATCTGCTACAACGATTGAGGCAATTGGTGGTTCTGGAGCTTTTGTAAGTTCAGTTACAGCAAGAAATACAAATTTAGTTTTTGCTGGTCCTGCTTCTGGATCTGCTGCTGCTCCTGCATTTAGGTCGCTTGCAGTTGCTGATATTCCAACGCTGACTAGTAGTATTATCTCAGATTTCAATACAACTGTTAGAAATAACAGAATAGATCAATTAGTTTCACCAATAGGAAGTTTAAATTTAAATAGTCAAAAAATAACAAGTTTAGCAACACCAACAAGCGATAATGATGCTGCAAATAAAGGTTATGTTGACTCTGTTGCTGAAGGTTTAGACGTTAAGGACAGTTGTACCGTAGCTTCAACTGCTAACGTAACAATTGCAACGGCCCTAAATAATGGTGATGTTTTTGATAGTGTCGCTCTTTCAACTGGGGATCGAGTTTTATTAAAAGATCAAACTAATGCTACAGAAAACGGAATTTATATAGTTGGAGCTTCACCAGCGAGGGCTGATGATCTAGCTGCGGGTGCTGATGCTGCGGGTGCTTTTACTTTTATCGAGCAAGGGACAAGTGCTGATAAAGGATTTGTTTGCACAAGTAACAAAGGATCTGCTGTTGTAGGGACAAATAATTTAGCATTTTCGACATTTAGTTCTTCTGGTGATGTTTCAGCAGGAAATGGTTTATCAAAATCAGGTAATACATTATCAGCAAGTCTTGTAACTAATGGTGGTTTAATTTTTAGTGGCACTTCTATAAAAGTAGATTTAGATGCAGCATCAATAGGCGGAAAATTAGCAGTTAATAGAGGTGGTACAAATGCAACTTCAGCCTCAGGTGCCAGAACTTCGCTAGGGTTAGTAATTGGCACTGATGTCGAAGCTCATTCAGACAAGTTGACTGAGCTGGCAACAATGAATCTAAACACAGCACAAAAATTGGCTGATTTAACTAATACTGAAGTCGGAGTCTTGGATGGCATAACTGCCACAACTGCAGAATTGAACAGGGTAGATGCGACTTCAAGTATTCAAACACAATTAGATTCTAAACAGGCTTCAGATACTCAGTTAACTGATATTGCTGCCCTTGCTGTAACTAATGGAGGCTTCATTGTTGGCAATGGAACTACTTTTGTTCTAGAAACAGGTGCAACAGCAAGAACTAGTATGGGTTTAGGGTCAATGGCAACCCAAAATGCTAACTCTGTAAATATAGATGGAGGAACTATAGACGGAATAACTCTAGACGGGGGTTCCTACTAAATAATTAGGAGTTAAGTAAAATGGCAAATACCATTAAACAAAAACGTGGCAGTGGTAGCAATCCTTCTGCTAGTGATTTAGAAGTAGGTGAATTAGCCATAAGGACCGATAATGGTCATCTGTTTACAAAAAATGATAGCGGTACAGTAATTGAACACGCAGATATAGGGGTTTTAACTGCTAATACATTACTTGGTAGAAGAGTAAGTAATGGCACTCCTCAAGAGCTTACAGCAAGCCAAGTAAGAACAATAATAAATGTGGCTGATGGTGCTACAAACGTCACGAATAATAATCAGTTAACAAATGGTGCGGGCTACATAACATCTTCAAATAGTGCTGTTACTGGTAAATTGTCCAAAGCGGGTGGCACTATAACTGGGAACTTACAAGTAAATGGAACAACTACCTTAAATGGCAATATAGATTTGGGAGATGCTTCTGCTGAAACTGTAACTTTTACAGCAGTTGTTGACAGTGATATTTATCCAGAAATTGATAGTTCGCACGACTTAGGAAATGCTTTTCAAAAGTGGGATAATGTTTATGCAAATACTTTTACAGGTAATGCAGCAACCGCAACAAAACTAGCTACGGCTAGAACAATTGCAGGGACAAGTTTTGACGGTTCTGCTAATATAAATATTTCTTTTAATAGTTTAACTAATAAACCAACAATACCTACAAACAATAATCAACTGACTAATGGTGCAGGCTATTTAACTTCTTCATCTAATTTAAACGCTGATAAATTAAGTTCTGGAACAATACCAGCAGCAAGAATAGGAAGTAATGCGGTCACTTTTGCTCGTATGCAAAATATTGCTGAAGAACGATTGATAGGAAGAGTAAGTAGTGGGACAGGAGATCCCGAAGCATTGACACAAGCACAAGTAAGAACTTTCTTAGGTCTTGCAAGTTCAGCGACAACTGACACTACAAATGCGTCAAATATTTCATCTGGAACTATTCCTGCTGCACGAATCGGCAATGATGCCGTAACTTACGCAAAGATCCAGAATGTATCTGCTACAAACAGAATACTAGGAAGAGATTCAGCTGGTGCTGGAAATATTGAAGAGATAACTCCTGCAAATTTACGCACTATGCTTAATGTTGCTGACGGTGCAAATAATATTACTAACAACAACCAACTTACAAACGGAGCTGGCTACATAACTTCTCAAAGGTCTGTTGAATCCGTACAGGATATTGTTGGGGGTATGGTGTCAGGTAACTCTGAATCTGGCATAACAGTCACTTATCAAGATTCTGATGGCACAATAGATTTTTCAGTGTCTTCGCAAACTGATAATAATTTTACTAATGCTTTAAAAACTAAACTTGATGGTATAGCTTCAAGTGCAACAAATGTCACAAATAATAATCAACTTACCAACGGGGCTGGCTATATAACCTCTCAGAGATCTGTTGAATCAGTACAAGATATTGTCGGAGGGATGGTTTCTGGCAACTCGGAGTCAGGTATCACAGTTACTTACCAAGATTCAGACGGTACTTTAGATTTTTCTGTTGCGTCACAAACTGATCAAAATTTTACAACAGCATTAAAAAATAAATTAGACGGTATAGCGTCTTCAGCTACAAATGTCACGAATAACAATCAACTCACAAATGGGGCAGGGTATATAACCTCACAGAGATCAGTTGAGTCAGTGCAGGATATTGTTGGAGCTATGGTTACAGGTAATACTGAGTCAGGAATATCAGTTACATATCAAGATGCAGATGGGACTTTAGACTTCTCAGTTTCTTCTCAGACAGATAATAACTTTACAACAGCGTTGAAAAATAAATTAGACGGTATTGAGTCTGGAGCTAAGGCAGATCAAACAGGTACAGAAATAAGAGCATTATTAGCAGCTACGAGCAATACAAATATTTTAAATGATACTTTACTTTCAAAATTAAATGGTATTGCTTCTGGCGCTACTAATGTAACTAATAATAACCAAATTTCTAATGGTGCTGGTTATATAACTTCAAGTAATTCAGCAATCACTAATAAGATGCCTAAAAGTGGAGGCACATTTTCTGGAACAGTAAATTTAGGTGGAAATGACATAGATAATGTCGGCAGAATGACAGGTAACGGTTTAACTCTAGAAGATGACGGAGAAAGCTCACCTACTTTTAAATTAGTTACAGATGATGAAGCTCCATATGCTATGCAAATCAGCAATAGTACCTATTCAACTCAGCAAGTAGGTTTACTTACTTTTGTAAAGAATAACGGTGATGCTGAACTTTTACATGCTGGAAACGGAGAGTTTAAAGACTTTTCTATTGGAACCTCATTAGGAATTGGTTTTATTACTTGTATTAAGATTGACGGATCAGAACAACAAGTCGAACTTTATAAATCGGGTTCTAAAGTATTTGAAACTGTTGGAAGTGGAGTTGAGGTCACTGGTTCCTGTCAGGCTGGCAGCTTTAAAAGTGACGATTTGCTTCCACCAGTTTTTCAGTTTACTAACGGAAACAAGGCGGGACAGTTAAGCGTAGGCAATGCAAACATAGACGGCACAGGTACTGTAACTTTAGAATCTGATTTTAATGTTTCTTCAGTCAGTGATTCAGGAAGTGGTGTTTATGACATTTCATTTGACGAAAATTATAAAAACAGTCACTACATAGTTACGGCAGAAAGTGGTTTAATATCTTCAACTAGCAGCGCATCAACTACAGTTGATATAAGAAATATGTCTAGTTCTGGTTTTAGATTATTAATTGAGGATGTAGATGCTGGTTTTATTGATGTTGATTATGTTATGTTTTCTATTTTTGAAAATTAAGCTTGAGAAATTCACATATACAAGATCCTAGATTTTCTGGTCATCCTTCGTTTATTAGTAAATCTTTAAAAAGAAAAAAGAAAAAAAAATCAAAAAATGCTATAAATATAATAAAAAAAATTTAATGAAAGAATTTATAGAAAGACAGATCGAAGAATGGCAAAAACAGATTATGCAGCAAAAAGAACACATTCTTAGATTAGAAGGAGCTGTATCTAGTTATGTTTTACTTCTTGAACAATTAAAGTCTGAGAATATAACTGAGCAAAAGCCAGTTAAGAAACCGAGTAACAAAACAGTCAAAGTTTAAAAAATCAATTAATATAAATTTTTAATTTATTTAATTAAATGCTTAAAAAACTTTTAGTCGCTGCTGCTGTAACGACTTGTTCTAGTCCTGTTTTTGCTGGATTTTATTTAAACGTGGAAAATAACGCTACGTTTTTAAAAGATAGCGATTTCCAAGGATCTTCGACAGATTTGCACGTAGGTTATGAAAAATCTTCGGAACGCGGTTCATTTTACCTCCAAGGCGGTCCGCTCTTAAGTAATCCAGAGGGCAAAACTCAATCCACAGACGTATCAGCAAAGATTGGCGGTTCTGTAAATGCAACAGATAAGACTTCAATCTATGGTGAGCTAAGTGGTGTTTTTGCAGATGAAAATGTTTTCGGCACCAAATTAGGGTTGAAATTTGCTTTTTGATTTCCTGATTAAATAATCTAAAGTAAATAGAGGTGTGCTTACACACACTGCTGTGACTATTAACATATAAATAGGCATAGCGACTGCACCTCTAACTATATTTTTCATGGAATACCCAGAAATAGATTTACCAGATACAAACAACATACTCATTCCACCCACAACAATTTTTTATCCGCCCCTAGCAGACGTTCCATATTTAGATCCTCTTCTACTTCCAAGTCTGGAACAAGTTCAGTCGGGTTTGGCAGATCAGGAAAATAATTCTGAAGAAGAAAAGGAAGAAGCCGAGGAAGTGCAAGATATACAGCAAGAGCAGATACCAACAAACCTCCCGAAAAACCTAGAAGATACTTCATTAGAAACTGTAGCTACATTTAATGTACCATTTATAAATTATGAATTTCCAGTACCTTCACCAGAGGTAATAGCGTCAAGTGTTATAGCTGCTGGAACTGCAAGCGTTGTGAGCGTGGCGGGCGGGGTAGCTTTGCAAGCTGTAGTAGGGCAAATGAAGAAAATATTTAAGAAGATATTTACTAAGGTTTTAAAGAAGGAAGTTGCTTCTTTGAAGAAAAAATCTGAGGGTTAGCTTTTACAAAAGACCTTATATTTATTACATCACTGCAAAGACCAGCAAATTTTGATTTAGGATTTATCATATAACCACTTGCATGGAGCTGTGAACACTTCAAAACTCTCACTAACTGCTTATCATGCACTTGCTTGCTTAATTCTTCTTTGGCTAGGTCTAGTTTTACTTTTGCTAAATCAGAACATGTTTGGTTATTAACTCCCAAGGGAACCATAAATGACAATTGGAAGCCCCACCCTTCATTTATGCTGTATGTCTCTTCACCTTGAGCATCATTGCCTGTATAAAAAGGGGTAAAACTCATTGAAGGTTGAGAGCAAACAAGATTTCCATATTGATTCTTGCTTGTCGCTCCTTGATTAATATTCATATTTTGATTAATTATTGATGAGTTTCCTACAGCATTAGGTTGCGCTTGAACATTAGTATCACCTTCAGCTCTAGAAGAATTACTGACTAAACACACTGAGAGAAGTGATAACACTAGTAGTTGTGATCGAATCATCTTGAGTTACTTTTTCAATCATTTGTGAAGCTGCTCTTGTTGTGGTGGTAAATGTCCAATCAGCTGTATTGTCTGTTGGTGTAAATATAGCGTCAGTTGCTTCAATACCTCCACTAGTTGCTGAAGTTACAGTAATATTTGAACCTTCCCAAGTATTAATTGCTGACCCATATTTTTCTGTCACTATTTGGCGGGTTATTGTCTGAGTAGTATTTTCAGTTCGGTTGCTACTCCCAGTACTCCAAGTCGGTATAGGATTTGCAAAAACTGGACTAGTAACAAAAAACAAAAAAGGAATAAATTTTTTCATTTAATACCTACATTATTATCTTTATTATCTACTATTTTAGCAGCATTATTTGGTTTCTTTTTATTAACAGAAATGCCATAGCTCCCAAGGACCCCACTGGTAAGTCCTGCTAAAAAAGCACCGTCATTACGAATCTTATCCATATAACCTAATGTCATCATTGCTAATGACCAGACCAAAATCATAAAACGTACACCATGGCCGAAAATTTCAGCCCAGTCTGTACCTTCTTTTTCTTCTTGTGGTTCCATAAAAGAAAACCCTATTTATTAAATAGGGTTAATTTTGTGTGAGACTTGCTAAACTTAGCAAATTTTTATATCTTTGGAAAGATCGAAAAAAAAATAAATGAAAGAAATAATGAATATGCTTAAAGGTAAATTATCTTTAGAAGAAGAATTTGAATTAGAAAGACAAATATTAAAAATTAAAAAACAAGATGATGTTAAAGAGTTAAAAGAATATGCAATAGAATTACTTACTACTGGTTGCAAACAAGGTCATTTTATTAATTTAGCTTTAGAAATAATTATTGATCAACAAGAACAGATATTTAAATTTGAATCAATAAAAAAAACAAAAAAAGCGACCTTTTTAGATCGCTTGATTTATGTTTTGTTTAATAAGAAGTAGAGGACTTACTGACTGTTATGCTTGATACTAAGCCTATTTAGGAGTGTTAACCTTATGCCCGCTTAATATTCCTCGGTGGGAACTCATGTCTTTTTTAGAATCATGTCGAAAAATGGCTTGAAGGGCAATCGGGCCACATAATTCCAAAAGAGCAGCTATAACCTTCGTAAGGAATTAATCACAAAGTGTCATGCCTCTAAAGAGTTAGGTCTTCATTTGTAATGTCAAACCATACTCCACGTTCCTCAATAATACCTGTAATTTTATCGGTCTTTGTAATTTCTGAAAATTGAAAAACTTTTTTATTATTTGGTGAATAATAAATTTGACCGATATATGGATTTATTGGGAATTTTATTGGATTCATTAAACATTTAAAAAGGTAGGTCGTCTGGCAGCTCAGGTTGGTTCGCTTGTACGTTTACAGTTCTTTCTGAGGCTTCTTTGTGAGGCATAGGCTGTATTTTGCCAGAGTTGCCCCATAGACCTCCCCAAAGCGAAAACCCAGCAATTTCATCATAGTCTTTTCTACTTTTATAAACACGAACTGTCGTGCCATCTATTTCAGCATTATCGACAGCTTGCAGAATCCATTGTGCAGCTTTTCTACCCTCTTCACAAGTGAAGTCAATAATTACATTTTGGTCTGGTGCGTTTTCATTCTGGCTATTGTTGCCAACAATTCTTAGCTTTGCAAAAAAAGCAGGGGTGTTACTCATTATTAAAAAGGTTTGATAGGGGTGATTTGGTTTGCCTCTTCCCATGCGAGGACTTTGTGTAGTTGGTATCTTATTTTAGGAGTACCAAAAGCTACAAAGGGTAATTCGTAATATTCAGGACCATAATTTCTATGCCTCCAGCTCTTGATTGTGCTAGGACTAAGGCCATATCTTTCTGCTAATTGGTCTGTTGTTAGAAATTGAGTTTCTGTGATGGTCATGGTGTTAATTCAGCTTTTTTAGTGTTTACTAAATCACATAAGACAATGTATTCGTCTTGACTGATTTTTCTTTGAGTATAACGCACCTCTAAGTTTGATTCATGTTGCTTAAGTTGCTCAAGTGATGTTGTTTTTTCAATAGCTGTTTTAGCTGCAATAAAAACATTTTGATGAGGTTGCGCTGCTTTTGCCTTGTATGGCTTTTCTTTCTGTGCTTTTTCTTGTTCTGTTGCTCTTGCAACTTCATTGAAAGCCCAAAGCTCATAACCCAGAGAAAAGGTAAAAGCTGCACAGGCAGCCAAAGCTCTACGGTGTGAATCTGAAACATCCCTTGCAGAAATCTTGTCAATTTTAATGGGATCGTTGCGATTGTTCATGATGGCATAAGGAAACAAACCAGTTTCACCGCCTTGAGGGTCTGTGAAATAGCACATTAAATAGCCAGATCCGTCAGGTGCTTTCCATACCGAATCCAAAAAGGAAGGGCTTGTAGGCGATTCTGAGTTGAGTTTTAAATGAAAATTCCAGCCTTTTGCATGAATATTCAAATAATATGCGATTCTTGACCATTTGCAGTATTGTCGGCCAGCTTTCTCATAAACATCTTCTGTTGTGACTATGTTGTCCAGAATTGGTCTTTCCATTGTTGAAATTGTCATTTTAAGTTACCTCGATTTAGAGCCATTTAGGGGATGCTAGTGTTTGTATTCCTTCAGGACAAGCATTTGTGTATCCTTGCCAGAATTTTGTTTTGGTTGCCTCAAGTATTTTTTGAAGCATTTCTTTTTGTAGTTCATAACCTTTTTTGATGAAATTAGGAGATAGTTCATAAACTCCAACAGAGTAAGGGTGAACTTTTTCTACAACAATAAATATGAAGCGTTCTGCTCCAGTTGCTTGTAGGTAATGAGCAGCCTGCAGATGATAATTAAATGCAACTACTGTCCTTGTAAATTTGTCGGGGTTTGCTCCAGACTCACCAGTTGTTTTAAGGTCAATAACCATATCACCTACTACATAATCGCAGCGAGCTTTGCATGGTAAACCTGTTTCACTATGAGTCCACCAGTAAGATTGTTCAGCCTTTCCAGATGTGTCATCTATGACATATTTTTTTGCAAATTCATTTTTGCTCAGGGCATTGTATATGCCCATAAATGTGTCCATTTCTGATGTTGTAAAAGTTTCTCTGCCACTTTGTGCAAGTTGCGAAGCTAACTTTTTACCTTCTTTAGATCGTTTATCGTCCAATAAGGCATATCTTTCTGGAAAGAGTTTAGGTTCTAAACAAAAGCAATGAACCATAGAACCTATTCTCATGGCTGGAGTAGTTGTTTTAGGTGGATTGTCTTTACCAAATTTTTTTTGATATAAAGCTTCCAGCCCATTTGTGATGCCATACTTTAAATCACTGGCAGCCCAGTCTTTTGCTGCTCTATAGATGTTTTCTGGAACATCATGGCCTTGAATAAAATCAGTCATTTAAATACCTGTTTTTTTTTGATATAAAGCCTCCAATAGCACTGTCAGGGCCAAATTTTTCTATCAACTCAGGAAAATATTTTAAAATTTTTATTCTGTTAAAAACATCAGCAGCTATGCCAGCTTGAGCCAGTTTTTTTTCAAAATGGCTTCCATGATCTAAAGCTGTTAATAAAATTTTTAATTGAATTTCGTTGTTCATTGTTAGAATGTGAGTGCCTCTTGGTGTTGGGGCATTAGGAAGAAAGAAAATATTGATATCCCAGAGGTCAGGGGTGACTTCTGGGGTATTTTTTTTAATGCTTTTGTTTAATGCCAGATATCTCATTTAGTTGCCGTCCAATATTTTGAACTTTTTTCCAAGCTAGATAAGATTCTTGATCTATTTTTCTTTGTTCTAGAACTTTTCCTTCTTGTTCTAGCTTTATACTTTCTGCTATAAGTTCTTTATGACGTTTATCAGCTCTTATATACTGAATTTCTAAATCAGCAGTTTTATCATCAAGCGATAAATTATAGTGAGCTAAATTTGCTGCTGTTTTTTCAATTGGTATATCAACAAGTAATTCAACTTGCTTTTGCCCTTTTGTTTCAAAGCACATTTGTCTGAAATTTGTAATAGGAAAAGGACAATCATTAAGCCAATTGTTTAAAGCTTCATTTGTGAAGTCAAGGCGGTTTAGGTGTTCTTGGTTCATTTGTTTAGAGATTTACAAGCTAATTGGATGTTGTTCACATGACAGTCGTGATATGTCATGGAGTCAAATGTTTGGGTAAGTGCAAGGGTCATAATTGACCCTGCACTGAGAAATAGGAAAAGTTGATTCAACATTAGTCCCACCTCGAATTAAATACTTGATTGATTCTGTTAAATTCTTCTTTTACTTGACCATCATTAAGTTCATCCATAAGTTGCTCAATGTAGTCATAGGATGTGTGGGTGTCGTAATTTATTTTCCCAGCAATCAATTTAGCGACTGCAACATCATCAGCAACGTCTTCTGGTTTAGTAAAGCAGTCTTCTTTTACAAGAGTGATTGCGTTTTCAAATAGCTGTCTGGCTATTCTGATTTTCTTGTCATTCATTAGTCATACCTCGTTGTGTCAAATTTGATAGGTTTAGCATTAAATTCCTTGCATGGATCAAGAAAAACATCTGCAAGTTCATCAACTTGCTTTTCTAAATATTTGATAATCGCTTTGGCTTCATTCTCTGTATAAATGTAGTTACTGCGGTTGCCCATGTTTTTCATTTGTTTCATGCGCTTTTTAAGTTCTAATAATCTTTGAGTAGAAAGAACTTGAAATCTATGTCTCTTGTGCCTTGCTTTTTGATCTTTAAGCTTGGCCTCAAGTTCTGGATCCGTAACCTTGCCACCTACAGGAGTAGCAAGGACTGTATCTGGAGGAAGTTGTGAAATAGTCATAAGGCTTATTGATAAGTTCTAAAAACTAACCACTTAGTGCCTCTGACTTCCCATCTGCTGAAATGGTTGATGTCTGTATTTGCTGCAATTAACGCATCCGCGTATCTTGTAGCCAACTCTCCACCATAACCGCCATTGATGAATCTGAGTATGATGTCTTGTTTTGTAAACCATTTACCGCAATCCATTGCAGTAAAAATGCCTTGGATTACTTTTTTTGCTCTTGGTCTTGTGAAGTTCATTTGAAATAATCTGAGAAAAGTAGGCTTTCGGCCATGCAATTAATATAGTTTATCCGTTCTTATCTGTCAATAACTTAAATAACTTATTACAATTTCATAACATAATTATATAAATATGAGTTATATAGGTTGCATTGTGGAAAACTATGTTATTATATATATATGAGGTCAAATGATTGACCCATGATTCAAAACTTTTCTAAAACAAATGACTTTTAAACTATCAACAAAACTTGTAAATCACTTAGAGCAAGAAATTTATGAAAAACTTACATCTGCTGTTGAGCTAAGAGCAGCAGAATGGAATGGCGACTGGGCAGCCAGAGAGCAAAGAGGTGAAAAATACCACTTCTATATGGTCACTAAATGGGTCAGAGGTGAGAGAAAAGAAGTTGAGAAAAAGATCAACTGGCACAAGCACGTTGGTGGATTACTTAACATCGAGTTCTTCCAGACTGAACCAGAGCATGAGTGGGATACACCATACACTGATTACTACAGACCAAAGAGCTGCACAGTAAATTATGAAGCTTGCAAAGAAAATGCAAAAGCTCAAACAAGGCACAGTGTTGGCCTTTTAGAGAGCAGAATTAATGGCCACCTTGCAGTAACTGACAAGATTACTGACATCAATCTTGCACTTGGTAATGGTTATTTTATCGAAGGCTTTGTAATTGGTACTACTGACAAAGGTGAAGAGTTCAAAATTTACACTAAAATGATTTGGAACTACCGCTACGGAGCTAATTCAGCTAATGGCTACCTCACACAATATGTACAGTTCAGAAGTGATAGAAGAGGAGCTAGACAAGAAGGCAAAACAGTTCTTCAAAGACTTACTGAAGAAGAAAAGCAAGCTAAGGCAGATGCTAAGCAAGCTGAGTTGGTTGCTAAGAATGAGGCTAAGTGGGCTAAATTTGCTGTTCTTCCAGACCAGATCGACAAATGGGCTGACAAGCAAATCAAAAAGCATGAGAAGATGCTTACTGAAGCTGGTATAAAAAAAGCAGAAGATAAATTTTTTAGTCATTACTACAATGCAGGCTATGAGTTTGACGTTGAGAATCACAAAAAATGGGTTACTGAGGATTTAGAAATATTTAAGATGTACAAAGAAAGGGTACAAAAGTTCCTCAATAATGAGCCAGCAGTCAGAGAGGTATTTGGTCTTGAGTGCAACACTAGAAATGATTTCTTACGCGTTGTCAGAAACAGCTAAACTTTTATGCCCCACCTTAACTGGTGGGGTCTTTATTCACCTATCACCCCTTAAACAAATGAATTTTAAAGATGAAGAAAAAGACGTATTGTTTTCAAGTCTTAATGCCATAATCAAAGATTATGAGGTCTGGAATCGTTTAGAGACTAACGACAAATATCATTTCTTAACTACTTATAAAAAATTAGCAGAGAACAATAATTCACAATTCAACATCAGGTATAAATTACTTGATATTTTGAAAGAGTATGACGAAGAATATATCTGGACAGCAGTTTTTATAGTTAAGCCTGTTGTGGAAAGTCATATGGAGGCAAAATAATGAACAAAGATCAAAGATTAAAACTTGCTCAATCTTTAATTACTGAAGCTCTTATTTGTTCAGATAAAGACGACATTAAAGAAGCAAGATATTTAACTGAGCTTGCAGTTAAGTTGGAATTTAATAATGAAATAGAAGCAATTATTCAAGGTGACATTGAACTTTTTAAAACTACTTTTAAAAATATGTATTCAAAAGATCCTAAAGTAAGAATTGTTTCAAGAGTTATGCTAGGGATGCTTGTTGAGAACAAAGATTTTCAAAAGACATTTAGAAAAAAATTTATAACTACTGCTATTGAGCTTTTATATTTTGAGAGTCAACAAGAAACTGATGATGACTACCACCCATTTGATGATCCGTTACAGTGATGTTATAAGTGTCTTATGGACATTTCTGTGCGACTTAGGGCTGAGGATTGTTTAAAACTTAAACAGTTTCTTAGTAAAAACCCATCTACTAAATCCCTTGGCCCTTTTCCAGAACATTTAGATTCAGGCACTATAGCTAGAATCTGTTTTGGTTTAGAAAATGCACTTAACAAAATTTAGTCGGGCCACCTGATAGTAAGTTCTTAATGATGTTACTTACTTGAAAGCCATAAAATACCTACGGTTATTCGTGGTTGATGAGCCATGTAGGAAAAGCAGGGCGGTGTTAGAAAAGGCCGAATCAACACCCGACTACTCATTTAAAAATTTAGATGTTGTCATATTCTCTACACTTATTTCTGGTTGCTGAATTGTGTACCATCTATGACCGCAATCAAGACAACTTCTTCTTCTAAGTATTCTGTGATCATCATCTACAACAGTGCTTATAATTTTTTGAAAGGTAAATATTTTACATTCTGGACAAGCCACAAATGAGATTCTCTTTTTCATTAATAGTTTTTATTTTTATTGTTGCTCCTATTTTAGAATTTATATCGCAATATTTCTTCACTGCAAATACTTTTACGACTTGACTGTCGTCAGCAAATGCTGATCCAGTAAGCCCATCAAGTAACCCTCGTAACAGTTTATCAATATCACCTTTTAATCTGTTTGTAACATAAGTCGGAGCATCTTGCTTTAATATATTTTTTGAGTCATAGTGAAGCTTCGGACGTTTAAAGTAAAACGTAACTTCTATTGAAACTGGTTCTTCAATAATCCCGTCAACACAACACAACTTCGCCATAACACCGACCTGATCCCGCCATGAATTTAAGCGTTTACAGGTGTCAATCATCATTGGTTGCCCCTTCTTGTTTTTGCCAACAAATTTTTTACTGCCCTGCGGTGCAGCTTCAATATCTTTGATCGTTATTATATATTCCATAAAATGAGTTTTATTCCAGAAAATACACCATTTATAGCACTTCCGTCATCCCTAAAAGGAAAAATAACACCTTATCAACTTATGGTCCTTTGGGTCCTTCAAAGTTATTATCCAAATATTTGGCCTAGCTATGCCACAATTGCCAAGGATGCAAATATGTCTAGATCAACAGTTATTAGGACTGTTAACGAATTAGTTAAATTAGAGCTTTTGCAAAAGCAATACAGGATAGATGAACATAATCAAAAGACTAATTGTTATAGAGTTAATATTTGGAGTCAGTGCAAAGCATTGCCTGTTCCAGACCCATCATTTCAAGGAGGGTATCTTACAGGAACTGGGGTAGTGTCAGAGAGAAACGGGGGTAGTATCACAGAGACACTAAGGCAGTGTCAGAAAAATACTGGGGGGGTGTCAGAAATACACCCTAAGAAAAACAATATAACTAAAACAAATAACTATAAAAATAAAAGCTTTGAACCTTTTTGGAAAATATATTTAGAAATACCAAAAGACATGAGAACTATATCTCTGTCTAAAAAGCTTGCATATAACGAATTTATGAAATTAGATACAAAGACAAGGGATAAACTCAAGAGCTGCCTTGAAGCCGATATAAGGGCCAGAAGAAAGTCACTTAAGGCTGATAAGTTCACCCCTTTATTTCCTGATGCACATCGCTGGATAAGAAATGGACAATATGAACAATATTTATTGACAGCTACAAAAAAAGCACCTACATTTAGAAAACCCCAAAACACCCCTTTTTAACACCAATGGATCTAGAAATTTCTGAACTTTCAGAGGTTTGTTCTGTATTAAGAACTTATATCTCACAAGCGAAAAGTGTAAATAAAAAAGATAGGCTCAAAATTGCAGTAAAAAAACTTGAGACTGAATTATCTTTTAAAGAATCTCAAATGACTTATGAATACATAAGTCGTGTATCTTTTAGAGTAAACAAGAATTTGTGTCCAACTTGTTATCAAGTAAAATCAACAAGCAC